GAATACGCGAAATACGTGAAGGACTGACCCAGATGGTGGAAACAAAAAGAACCCCCCGCTCCAACAAAACGCGTGAAGATAGCGCGCGCAGGAAACCTTGGGCTCCGCCCAGCCTGCTTAAATCACCGCCTCCTCCTGAGGGGTATGTGCATCGCTGGATTCGGATTTCCATGCGGGACGTAGAGGACAAAACCAACGCATTCTCGAGAATGCGAGAAGGTTGGGAACCTGTCCGTGCCGATGAATACCCCGACTTCAACGCTGAGACCATCGAGGAAGGACGCCACAAAGGAATTATCGGCACTGGCGGATTGATGCTGTGCCGAATGCCTGACGAGACTGTAAACGAAAGAGCCGCGTATTACGGGACCCGGACCCGCGAACAAATGCAGTCGGTCGATCAGGACTTAATGAAGGATGCACATCCTTCGATGCCGATTCATCGTGATCGGCAAAGTCGTGTCACTTTCGGAGGCCGCGATAGCGGTTCCGAGTAAACTGATGGAGCTATACCATGGCTAACACCAATGGTTCGTTCGGTCTTCGTCCCGTAGGGACGGTGGGCCAGAACGGAAACACCGGTGGTCTGACCGAGTATCGCATTGCGTCTAGCAACACGAACAAGATGTATCAGGGTTCGCCCGTTAAGCCTCTCGCCGCCGGTGTCATTGACATCGTTGGCGCAGCTGCTGGCGGCACCGTGGGTCTTCTTGGCGTGTTCTGGGGCTGCGAATACGTGTCGTCCAGCACCGGCAAAACAGTCTGGTCGAACACATGGCCGGGATCGGGTGCAGACTCGACCTATCCGGTTAAGGCGTTCGTCTATGACGATCCGATGCAGGTCTTTGTGATTGCCTCGGACGCTACGCTGACTGACGAGGCTACCGCTCGCGCGCATGTCTTCGCAAACGCAAACTTCTCGACTGCAACCACGGGTGATGACACCACCGGTTTGTCGGCGGGACGTTTGGCTGTCAGCACAATCGCAACCACCAACACGCTGAACCTGCGCGTCATGGGTATCCAACAGGACCCTGATAACGCCGACTTCGCCGCTGCTGGTATCCCTGTGCTTGTTCGCTTGAACAACCACTTCAACTCGCCGAACGGCGCCATCGCTGGCGGTACCGTTTCGACGACCGGCGTGTAAGGAGGGCTGACTGATGGCAATCTCGCGCGCACAGCTTGCGAAAGAACTCGAACCGGGCCTCAACGCCCTGTTTGGGATGGAATATGGCCGGTACGACAACCAGCATTCCGAGATTTACACCACTGAAGCTTCGGACCGCGCGTTCGAAGAAGAGGTGATGCTCGGTGGGTTTGGTGCAGCGCCGACCAAGTCGGAAGGTTCTGGAATCTCGTTCGATGACGCGAACGAGGCATATACCGCCCGGTACAACCACGAGACCATCGCACTGGCCTTCTCGATCACCGAGGAAGCCGTTGAGGACAATCTGTACGACCGCCTCGGCAGTCGCTACACGAAAGCCCTCGCACGTTCGATGGCTCACTCCAAGCAGGTCAAAGCCGCTGCAGTCTTGAACAACGCGTTCACGGCTGGTGCGTCTGCTGGCGGTGACGGTAAGGCCTTGGCCGCGACCGACCACCCTCTCCTGTCTGGTGGCACGTTCTCGAACCGTCCGGCCGTTGCGTCGGACCTCAACGAAACCTCGTTGGAAGATGCGCTCATCTCCATCGCCGGATTCGTTGACGAGCGTGGTCTCAAGGTTGCCCTTCGCGGCACGAAACTCATCCTCCCGCGTCAGCTGCAGTTTGTAGCCGAGCGCCTGATGGTTTCGAACCTCCGCGTTGGTACCGCCGACAACGACGTGAATGCGCTGAAGTCCATGGGCATGCTGCCTGAGGGATATGCGGTAAACGACTTCCTCACGGACCCGGATGCGTGGTTTGTGAAGACGGACGCACCGCGCGGTTTTGTTCACTTCGAACGCGTCAAAATGTCGACAGGCATGGAAGACGACTTCGACACGGGCAACATGCGCTTCAAGGCGCGTGAACGCTATAGCTTCGGCTTTAGTGACCCCCGTGCCGTTTTCGCTTCTCCGGGAGCCTAGTCGATCAATTGATCGTCATTTACGGGAAGGGGCGGCTTCGGTCGCCTCTTTCTTTTTGTTTAAAGCTCTTGTACGATGCGGCATCCCTGACAGCGACTCTCGCTGACACCTGCCACGACAGGAGATCGACATGGCAAACACGACATTCAACGGACCCGTTCGTTCCGAGAACGGCTTTCAGACCGTCACCAAAAACGCGACCACTGGCGCGGTGACCACCACGGCCACTTTTGGTGCGTCCACCACCATTACAGACCTGACCGCCTCCGGCACTGTTATTCTTAGCGCGCTTCCAACGTCCAACCCCACCAACGCGGGTCAACTCTGGAACAACTCCGGCGTGCTCAACGTTTCCGCGGGTTAATCGGGGGCACATAGCAAATGGCTGGAACCCCATCATACCGTACAGCAGACGCCACGGTGTCTGCTTATGACGCGGCTGCGGTGACCCCCTCCGACTCCGTGGACATCAGGCCCACTCGGGCCTTGTTCGTAGGAGTCGCCGGGAACATTAAAGTCGACATGGCTCTTGGAACCACTCTCACGTTTACGAATGTTCAGGCGGGGTCTATTCTCCCCGTCCAAGTCAAACGTGTGTATTCTACGGGCACTACTGCAACGAGCATTGTTGCGCTCTACTAAAGGTGACCTATGCGAATCGGCTTGAACATGTCCCTCACAGGGGCGGGATCGGTCTCGCCCTTGGCGCTCTATGCCGTGCTGGGCATCAAGCCAGAGCTTGTCTTTGACTTCGACGCGAATCAGTATTTCGTCAACTCGGAACGGTCTACCTTCTCTGACAGCATCACCCACAGCCGTGCGTCAACTGCGACTTATGTCGATTCCACAGGGACATTGCAGACTGCTGGGATCAACGAGCCGCGCATTGGGCATCACATCTACAACGGCTCTGCGTGGGTCAACGAGGGCTTGCTGCATGAGAGCGAGGCGCGGACGAACCTCGTTCCTTATTCTGAGATCACTATTGCTAACTGGAGTGGGTCCGCCACCATTACGGATGGGGCTGCTACAGACCCCACAGGGAACTCAAACGCTGCAAAGATAACAGAAACCGCGACACTCCAAAACCACGCAGTTTCCAGTGGTAACGCAACGATAGTGTCTGGCGCTGTTACAGGCTCAGCATTCTTAAAAGCGGGGGAAAGACGGTACGCTCGTATTCGATTGGACCAAACCAGCGCTCAACTGAGGTCGTGGTTTGATTTACAAGAAGGTACAATAACACATGAAGACTTGGTGGGCAGTTCAACTATCACACCTGTCGGAAATGGGTGGTATAGATGTACGGTTACTGAGCTTGCCAATACGGCATCTTCTCCTTGGGCGAGGGTGCAACTCTTTGTACAATCTGCCAGTGGCAACCAAACAACCTACACAGGTGATGGCACTTCAGGCCTCTACGTCTACGGTGCACAACTAGAAGCTGGCTCCACACCTTCCAGCTACATCCCCACATCCGGCTCCACAGCCACCCGCGCAGCCGAGACACTGACTGTCCCTGCGGCCAACATGCCGTGGCCTACGCCGAATGTGATCGGCGACGAGTTAGTCACTAATGGTACTTTTGATAGTGGCATTAGTGGGTGGACTGATGCTTCTTCGGGCACGTCTTCTTTTACTGCAAGTTCAGGAAGAGGTCTTCTCACTGTTGTAGGCGCAGATCGTGCCCGTGCAAGGCAATCCTTTTCAGTGACTGTTGGTAAAATATACCGGGTATCTTTTGAGGTATTCGACGTTATAGATGTAAACATAGGACACAGCGTAGACGCATCTACAGAGTATCGCGCAGGGGCTGCCTCAGTGGGTACTAACGTTATCCTGTTCGTCGCAGTTGCTTCAACCGTATACTTCCAGTTCCACCACGTTGTCGCAGGAACTCGCGAGTTTGACAACGTCTCAGTCCGCGAGATCGACCCCCTTGCCGTAAGCATCCAGATGGATGGGCGGATGGCGTATGCCGATGAGGGTGCTTCGACAGAGGTTCGCTTTTGGAGATGGCGTGCGGATAGTTCTAATCAAATTTTGTCGCGCATTGATGCGTCTGGTTCACTGGTCGGTCGGTATATTACGCAGCAAACAGCCTCTGGAACGTATGATCAGGCTACGGACGCTGGAACGGAAGCATACGCTCCCGGCATCAACGTACCTTTCAACATCGCCTCTCGACACGGCTCCACGTTCATCAACGCTGCGGCGGATGGCACTTCTTATGTTGCTAACACCACGCCTGTCGCCCTGCCTGACCTGTCAGCCACCAACTTTGAGCTGGGCCACGACTACATAGGAACGATCAAACAGCTTCGCGTGTGGCCTGAGGACTTGACTGATGCTGGAATTGAGGAGGCAAGCACATGATCGACCCGATTTTCACCGACTTCTACCTCAAGCTAGCTTCTGAAGCTGACACACCCACGGCGCTCTCCTCTTTCTACAAGCAGGACTATACGGTCACAGTGGACGAAGAGACGGGCGAGGAAACGCAGACACCAGAGGGTGATCCCTATCTGGTCATGCACACTGCCGACTACGCCCTCGACATCGTGGGTGTGATCCATGAGCCAACAGGCATCACGCTGACGGACGACGCAGGCTTTGAGTATGAAGAGACGGCACCTTTGGATGGCTGGCACATTAACGTCAGGCTTATAGGCGATGCTCGACGCGCGGATGTTGAGGCTTTAGATGCAGCATATGGCGTAACACCTAACAGCCCGTCGCGGGTTTGGTTGTAAGGAAAGAAGAGCCGTTTGAGCTTTTGTACATAAAAACAAATGGACCGCTGTAATGCCGAGAAAAAAGTCTAAGGTGCCTGCGTCGAAGAAATACGCCGACGGCACGACATACAAAGACAGCAAGGGCAAGACGCACCGGCGCGTCTCCAGCCCGGGCACCAAGCGTGGTGATGCGTACTGCTCGCGCACTGTAAGCCAGAAGCGGACCCCAAAGGTCAAAGTTCGGCGCAAGGCGTGGGGCTGCAAGGGCCAGAAGAGCGTGGGCTGAGAACATGGGAACAGTAACTTTAAGCGTGGAAGAGCTCGAAAAGATGCTGGACCGATCTGCGAAGCGCGGAGCGAGAGCCGCGCTTGAAGAGCTTGGTCTTCACGACGATACGGCAGAGAAAGACATGCACGACATCCGTGAGCTTCTTTCTTCATGGCGCGAAACACGGAAGGCGGTTTGGCTCGTAGTGGTTCGGATCGCTACGACAGGTCTGTTGCTGTTCATTGCGGCTGCTGTTTGGATGTCAATCAAAAACAACATTGTGGGACAATGACGATGAACCGTGGTAACATGGCTAAACAGGTAACGGAGGCTCCTATGGACGGCTGTAAATCGAAGCGGATGAAAAAGGGTGGTTCGGTGAAATCCGGATACAAGAAGGGCGGCATGGTAAAAAAGAAGGGCTATGCCAAAGGCGGCTCGGTCGACCAAACCATGTGCAGTCCTCGCAAGCGCATGGCCATGGGTAAGTAATGCCCAAAGACGCGTGCTATAAAAAAGTCAAAGCCCGCTACAAGGTTTTCCCGTCTGCGTATGCGAGCGGAGCCATCGCTAAGTGTCGGAAGGTCGGCGCCAAAAACTGGGGCAGCAAACCTCAGAAGAAGGCAAAGGGTGGCCTTGTCCGGGCAAGGACTTTCTAATGGCCGTTCGCAAAACAAAGAAGGGCGCGGCGCTCAAACGCTGGTTCAAAGAGGACTGGAAAGACGTTCGCACGGGCAAGGCTTGCGGACGCAAGGAAGGCGAAACGCGCGGCACCCCTTACTGCCGACCCTCTAAACGTGTGAGTGCTAAGACCCCCAAGACGTCGGGAGAGATGTCGTCTTCGGAGAAGAAGAAAAAGGTTGCAGAAAAGAAGCGTCTCGGGCAACCCGCGGGTAAACCGCGCCGCGTGTCTGCGGCGAAAAGGAGAAAGTGATGACCACTTCTGGCTCGCGGGACTTCAATCTCGATGTCGCTGAGATTATCGAGGAAGCGTACGAACGGTGCGGGCTTGAGGCACGGTCCGGATACGACCTGCGCACTGCGCGTCGATCGTTGAACCTGCTGTTTGCAGACTGGGCCAATCGGGGTCTGAACCTATGGACGGTGACCAAGACCACACAGGCTCTGACTGCGGGCACATCTGAATATACGCTGGGCGCGGACGTCATAGATGTCCTCGATGTGTCTCTCCGTCGAGACGGCACGGACTACGACCTCGACCGAATAAGCCGCGGCGAGTACATGAACTTCCCGAACAAGACTTCGCAGGGTCGGCCCAGTCAGTTCTTCTTTGACCGGCAGGTGCAGCCCAAGTTCGTGCTTTGGCAAACGCCCAACAGTTCGACGGACACGCTGGTCTATTATTATGTGCGCCGGATCGAAGATGCGGACAGCCTGACAAACACCGCGGCGGTCCCCTTCCGCTTTCTCCCGTGCGCGATCTCAGGGCTGGCCTACTACCTGTCTGTAAAGCGTGCGCCGGAGCGGATGCAACTTCTCAAGTCGATGTACGACGAGGACTTTCTTCTAGCTGCAGCGGAAGACGTGGACCGGGTGCCGTTGCGCTTGGTGCCCGGATCGAGGTGACGCATGGCCTTTGCATCAGGAAAGAACGCGTGGGGGATTTCTGATCGCTCAGGATTTCGCTATCGTCACCGTGATATGCGGAAAGAGTGGACGGGCGCCCTTGTCGGCAAGGACGAATATGAGCCCAAGCACCCGCAGCTAAAGGCTCCCAAGCACCGCGCGGACCCAGAAGCGATCCGCAACCCCCGTCCCGATCGCGTCGAGCCTGTCGTTGTTTATGTCGGCATTTGGACGCCCGAGACGTGGCGTGATTATTCGGTTGTCGGCTTTGGTAAGGTCGGCCAGTTGGAGGTAAGCACCCCATGACCATGACCTACGGTGAGCTCAAGACGGCGGTGCAGGACTTTGTCCAGTCCACCGAAACAAGCTTTGTCAGCAACCTGCCTCTTTTCATCCGCCTTGCAGAAGAGCGGATAATGAAAAACGTGCGGTTGAACCTGTTTCAGAAAAACGCTTCTGGGACGACGACCTCGGGCAACAAGTACGTGGCCGCGCCAAGCGACTTCCTCGCCCCGATCTCGCTCAGTTTGACGATCGGCGGGGAACAGACGTTTCTTTTGCTGAAGAATGCGGACTTCGTGCAGGAGTATATCCGGGACAGCGCCTCGGGAGCTCCCGTTTATTTTGGTCAGTACGATGTGGACAACCTTATTCTTGCCCCAATTCCGGACAGCGCATATGCGCTGGAGATGCATTACCTATACCGCCCAGCGAGCCTCACGGCCGGGAGCGACAGCGGCACGACGTGGTTGAGCCAAAACGCAGAGGTGGCACTTCTTTACGGAACACTTGTAGAGGCCTATACATATCTCAAAGGCGATCAGGACCTCATGGTGCTGTACAGCCAACGCTTCGCAGAAGCATTACAGCGCCTCAAAAACCTTGGAGAAGGTCTCGAGACAACTGACGAGTATCGGACGGGCAAGCTGATGCGACCAAAAACCTAAGGAGAGACGTCCATGGCCATCACCACCGCGATGTGTTCCACCTTCAAGGAGCAGCTTCTAGAAGGTGTTCATAATTTCAACACACACACGTTCAAGATGGCGTTGTACACATCGAGCGCCACGCTCGGGGCGTCCACGACAGCCTACTCCGCGACCAACGAAGTCTCTGGGACCGGGTACTCGGCAACGGGTCAGGCGTTGGATAGTCCGACGGTCACGCTCAGTGGCACTACAGCGTTTGTGGACTTCGCTGACGAGACGTGGACCAGCGCCACCATCACTGCGCGAGGCGCCTTGATCTACAACAGCACTGCCGCGGGCAACCCCGCGGTGGCGGTGTTTGATTTCGGCTCGGACAAGACCTCGACTGCTGGCGATTTTGTTGTACAGTTCCCAACCGCGGACGCTTCGAACGCAATCGTCCGCCTCGCATAAGAGGTTCCCATGGCTGTCCTCGCCAACCGAGTCAAAGTCGCGACATCAACTACAGGCACCGGGACGATTACCCTCGGCGCTGCGGAGGCGGGCTATCAGTCATTTGCTGATGGTGGGATCACCAACGGCCAGACCGTCAGTTATGTCATCGAAGACGGCGACAACTGGGAGATCGGCACAGGCACGTACACGTCCAGCGGCACGACCCTAAGTCGGACGGTCAGCGAGAGCAACAACTCGGACGCGGCAATCAATCTCTCTGGTTCTGCGATTGTATTTCTCAGCATGAAGGCCAGCGAGTTGCAACGCGCAGCCGACATGAATCAGGGCGTTGCGACAGGCGACAGTCCTACGTTCGCGGGTCTTGGTGTAAACGGCGACGTGACGCTTACGGACGCTACGGCGGACAGCGCGGCTGGGCCAGAGTTTTCGCTGTTCAGGGATAGCGCATCCCCTGACGACGGGGATTACCTCGGCCAAGTTCGTTTTGACGGACGGCACTCAGGCGGGGCCCAGCAGCTTTACGCCAAGATAACAGGCAAGATCAGTGATGCGACCGATGGGACTGAAGACGGTCTGTTGGAGTTTGCTGTCGTCAAAGCGGGCGTGCAAACCATCGTCGCTCGCCTAACCGGGACTGCGCTCAAGTTGATCAACGCAACGGGGCTGGAAGTCGCGGGGAATATCACTGTCGATGGCACTGTCGATGGCCGGGATGTGGCTGCTGACGGCACGAAGCTCGACGGCATTGAAGCGGGCGCTACGGCAGACATGACAGCAGCAGAAATCCTTACAGCCATTAAGACTGTAGACGGTGCTGGGTCAGGTCTCGACGCGGACACACTCGATGGTCGTCAACTGTCTGAGGACAACGCAGACAACACAGTTGTTGAGCGTAACAGCAGCGGCGACATTACCACTAGATTGTTTCGTAGTGAATACGACACCACAAACAGTACCGTCAACTTCATCATGACCCAAAGAGAAACGGGGACGGGAAACAACTTCATCAGACCATCTACACCCGCACAAATTCGTAGCGGTCTAAATGTTGAAGACGGCGCTGACGTAACGGACACCGCCAACGTGACCTCTGCTGGCGCTCTCATGGACAGTGAGTTGACTGACCTTGCTGGTGTAAAGGCTCTGGATACCACGGACATTTTGTTCGCTGATGTTGCTGACCAGTTGACCGCAGGCTTTACTGCTGCGCTGGACAACGATGGGACGAAATCGTCCGGTACGTACACAGCTAATGAAGACACGGGCAACACCAAAGCAATCGTCAACGGCGGATCGTTCACTCTTGCACCACCTACTGCGGATAGCAACGAGGCGATCCACATGCAGATTCTTGTCACAAACAACGCAAGTGCAGGCGCGATCACTACGAGCGGCTTCACGAAAGTGGCTGGTGACAGCTTTGACACAACAAACGGCAACGACTTCTTGTGTTACGTCGACGTGATTAACAAAGGCGGCACGACCTATTCGACGCTCAATGTGAGAGCGTTGCAATGAGCTTGATCTTACCCATGGTAACTAATGCTGGCGGCAGTTTGGCTGCTGATGCGACAATAACGTTTGTGGCTACTGCCATTAGCAACTCGGCTTCCTCTTCGGTAATGGATTTTTCAAGTGTGTCGTTAGGCGCGGCAGCAACAGGACGCTACATATTGGCGGGTCTTTCCCTTGGCTCTGCAAGCGGACTGAGTGGAAATATCAGCATGGACGATATTGGTGGCGTTACGCCGACTTTGTTAAGCCAATACGAAGACGGCGATAATATCCATGCGTTTTTTATCTTGTTCTTGGAGACAGGCACTTCCGGCGATTTTGACTTTGACTTTTCTCTTAGCAACGACGCGAACAGGGCCTTTCTTTCAGTATGGAATGTTTTTGATCTTACCGACGCGAGTGCGGTGACGGACACAGCGGAGATGGCCTCGGGGACAACAGGTTCAGCGTCTGGTTCTATTGATGTAGAGGCTGGGGGAATTGTGGCTGCAAACGGGGGTACAGCAAAGAATAACAGGAACTCTCTGGCATGGACAGGGGTAGATGAAGACGCTGATGTTAGCGTGAATGGTCGTAGATATGGTTCCGCGAGTCGCGAGTTTGCTTCTGCTGCGACCTCACACTCAATCACCATTACGGACAGCCCTTCCAGCGATCGCCTTGGCGCTCACGCAATAGCTTTAAGGTAGGACACAGACATGCTTGCACACATTCGAAACGGCAAACTCATTCGCCGTTACCTTGAACATAAAGGCTGGGTAGACCTTGCTGATGGTCAGCGCGTTTCGCCGCCCGTCGCAGGGTACATTAACGGGGTAGATTCCGTGGTAGAAATGATTGACGAAACCATAGACATCAGCACCTATCCGCTAACCGTAATTACAAATGAAATAATCGTTGAAGCAAATCGTGTTGTTAATCGAAAAACGATCAGCAACCTACCAGAAGCAGAGGCAAAAGCCCGTGTACGCAATCAACGCGACGACTTGCTAGACGCTACGGATTGGGCCACGGCAAAAGCGATCGATCAAAACGCTCGCGATGGCTTGGGTGTGCAAATTCCCTTGGTCTGGTTGGATTATCGCCAAGCACTGCGCGACATTACGAATCAAGATGGCTTTCCCTACAATGTGATCTGGCCGCAGGAGCCCTAAAGAATGCTCGGCTTCAGCCCTCTCGCGAGCGAACCCCTAGCCGCCCTCGCCGACGCAGATGCGCTGGTCGCTCTAACGGGCGTATCGGCCACGGGCGCTGTTGGCACTGTCGCAGTATCGGCGGACGCTACCCTCACGCTCACGGGCGTATCGGCCACTGGTGAAGTCGGCTCTGTCACCGTCGCAACGGGAACGGGCGTAAGCCTCACGCTCACGGGCGTATCGGCCGCTGGCGCTGTCGGCCGCGTACTGGTATGGGGGTCGATCCTCCCAGACCAAGACCCCAACTGGTCTGGCATTGGTCCGGCGCAGGCCGCGAACTGGGCCGAAGTGCAAACGGGCGCCTCGGATGGGTGGTCCGGCGTCACCCCCTCTACAACCGGCGGCTGGTCTGATATAAGTCCTGCACCGGGAAGTACGTGGACACAGAAGGTTGCCTAACATGAGACCGATCAACAAAGAGGGGCTAGACCTCATCAAACATTTCGAGGGCCTGCGCCTGACCGCGTACAAGTGCCCTGCCGATGTCTGGACGATCGGATACGGAACGACTACCCGCGCGGGAGTTGGGATCGTCGTCGAAGAGAACATGAACATCAGCGAAGAAGATGCGGAGATGTACCTGCGCAGGACTCTTGATAAATTCAGTGATCTTATTCTTCCCCTGATGACGCGTTTACCAACGGATAACCAATACGCAGCGATGCTTTCTCTGGCCTACAACATCGGACCTAGCGCCTTCGGAAAATCCACATGTCTGAAGCGGTTCAATGCGGGCGACATGGAGGGCGCTGCCGAGGCGCTGACGTGGTTCAACAAGGCGGGCGGAAAAGTCCTGCAAGGCTTGGTGCGCCGGCGCGCGGCAGAGCATGACCTGTTCCTAAAAACTGACGCGAGCGACCCGCCCGTGCGCATCGAGGCCGACGAAGAGCGCACCAATCCGGCGCAGTCAACCACCCTCCAAGCCTCTGCGGCAGCGGCGGTCTCTGGTGCAACGGGCGTTGCGACTGCTGTCTCTGCACTGGATGGCACTGCCCAGATCGTGATCATCGTGGCGGCTTGTGTGGGCGCGTTTGCGTTGATCTGGATCATGCAAGAGCGCATTAAAAAATGGGCAGCGGGCGATAGATGACGTGGCTGATTGGCTCTCGGCTTGGGCGTTACGCTCTGCTGGCAATGGTTCTGGCCGCGGCCGTCGGCTCGGGCATCCTATACATCCGAAACGCCGAGAAACGCCGTGCCGTGATGAAATCGTTGCAAGCCGCCCTCAAAGCGGCGCAGGCGAGAAAGGAAGTGGACGATGAGATTCTCGGTATGTCTGACGATCAGCGGACTGATGCTTTGTCTCGCTGGATGCGTGAGCCCTAAATCGTGTGATTGGGCGACTCCGATTCGCCCATCCACGCAAGACGTGTTGACCCAAGACACGGTAAAACAGATACTGTCACACAACACGCTCGGCGAGCAGCTGTGCGGTTGGAGCCCGTAGGAGAGGCGCATGCCCAGTTCATACACAACCAACGTCGCAATCGAAAAGCCCGCGGACGGCGAACAGGTCGGCAACTGGGGTGACACCGTAAACGACAACATGGATATCGTCGATCGATTGACGAGTCAGGTGGGGGCTATTGCCTTGACCGGGTCCACGCACACGTTGACAACGTCGACATCCGGCGCCTTGTCCGAGGGCCACTATTCGGTGATTAAGTTCACCGGGACTCCGGGGTCCACCTGTGTGGTGACGATCAACCCGAATACTATCGAACGCTTATACACGATTTACAACACATCGAACCAAACGGTGACGATGACGCAAGGGTCGGGCGGGAACGTCGACATCCCTGCTGGCAAAACAAAGGTCGTTTACTCCGACGGAGCGGGTAGCGGCGCCGAGGTCGTGGATGTCAGTGCCGGTCTCGTGGGCTCAACGCTTAACGCAATCGGGGACTTGGCCGTCACGGACGGCAACTTCATCGTGGGCAACGGCTCTACATGGGTCGTTGAAAGCGGGAACACTGTGCTCGGTTCGTTGGGTGTCACATCCACTGCGGCAGAACTCAATATTCTGGACGGCGTG